GGTATGAATGATTATAAAAGCATGGTAGATAGCATTTCAAATGTTTTAGCTACAAAATATGTAGAACAAGCAGAAAATGATTTTGCTGATGATTTTACTGATCTTTTTTAAGGAGGTTTAAAGATGATAAAATTTAGTGATCTAAAAATAGAATATTTACAACGGATCACTAAAGATTATAAGACTGTTTATAATAGACGTGATAAAGAGGGTAAATATTATTACTATAATATAGAATGTAGCTTTGATATTGAAACATCTAGTGTTATTGTAAACGGTGAAAAAAGTGCTTTTATGTATATCTGGATGTTTGAGATCGGTTATAGTAATGAGGTTATTATCGGCAGATCATGGCAAGAATTTAAACAATTATTATCTATGGTTCAGCAAGTTTTAAAATTAGATCAGTTTCATAATCTTATATGTTACATTCATAATATGAGTTTTGAATTTCAGTTTATTAAAGATATTATTCAGTGGAAAAATGTATTTGCGGTTGACGAAAGAAAACCAATTAAAGCATTATCTAATTATGGTATCGAGTTTAGAGATAGTTTAATTTTATCAGGTTTAAACCTTGAAAAAACCGCCAATAATTTAGTTTCACACAAGGTTAAAAAACAAGTTGGATCATTAAATTATGATCTAGTAAGAACACCTCAAACGGATCTAACAGATAAGGAACTTTTATATTGTATAGATGATGTTAAAATAGTTTGTGCTTACATTGCAGAACAGATAGACCAATATAGTAACATTGCACGTATACCACTAACTAATACAGGTCGGGTACGTAAGCTAGTTTCATTTAATTGCTTTTATACCAATAGATCACACAAAAAAAGTTCAGGATCCAAATATAAAAAATACCGCCGACTTATGCAGGATCTAACCATTAAAGATGACGAAGAATATAATATGTTACAACGTGCATTTCAGGGCGGTTATACGCACGCAAGCGCCTTACATGTAGGGAAAATCTTACATCAAGTCCATTCTTATGATTTTACCAGTTCTTATCCAACTGTTATGTTATCAGAGTTATATCCTATGAGTAAAGCAGTAGAATTGAAACCAAAATCATTAAAAGAATTAGATCAGATGTGTAAACGATATTGCTTAATTTTTAACGTTGAATTTATCGGGATCACGCAAAAAATAGATCAAGAAACCTATTTATCAGATAGTAAATGTTTTAATGTAAAGGAAAAAATAGTTAATAATGGTCGGATCGTTAAAGCGGATCAGTTACAAACAACAATTACAAACGTTGATTTTGATATTATTAAGGCTTGTTACACGTGGGATCAGTTAAAAATTGGTAAAGTGATCGGCTATTATAAAGGTTATTTACCAAAGCCAATTATCGAAAGTATTTTGAAGTTATATCAGAAAAAGACAACACTTAAAAATGTTAAAGGAAAAGAAGCCGAGTACCTTAATTCTAAAGGAATGTTAAATTCTATTTATGGTATGAGTGTAACTAATATTATTCAAGATCTAAACACCTTTGATAATGAGAAAGGTTGGTACAATGAACCTGCTAATATTGCAGATCAGATCGAAAAATACAACAAGAATAGTAAACGTTTTTTATATTACCCGTGGGGTATTTTTGTAACAGCATACGCTAGACGTAACTTGTGGTCGGGTATTTTAGCGTGTGGTACTGATTATTGTTATTCAGATACAGACAGTATTAAATGCTTAAATATGGATCAACACCAAAATTACATTCAGAAATATAACGATCAGTTAAAACGTAAGTTAAAAAGAATGACGGATCACTATAATATAGATCCCAGTTTATTAAGTCCTAAAACTATTCAGGGTAAAATAAAACCTATTGGTTTGTGGGATAATGAGGGTACGTATGATAATTTTAAAACATTAGGCGCAAAAAGATATATCACTTATCAAAATCAAGAGTTACATTCTACTATTGCAGGGCTATCTAAAAAGAATGGTATTAAATACATGTTTGAAAAAAGCGGATCAGTTGACGGGGTATTCAGAATGTTTACAGATAATTTATATATACCTGCTGAAAACACTGGTAAAAATACACATACTTATATAGATGATCCAATGCACTATATTATTAAAGATTTTAAGGGTAAACAATGCGAAATTAAAACGCCTAGCGGTGTACATTTAGGAAAATGTGAATTTACTTTATCACTATCACAGCAATATTTAAGTTTTTTGAATCACTTCAAAAATGGTGAATTATATAAAGGGGTTGAATATATCCAATGAGACGACAGAAATTTTATAGTTTAAAAGAAATAGATAAAAAGAACGCAACTTATAACATGATTTTTGGTGAAAGATCAAACGGTAAAACGTACGCTGTTTTAACGAAAGCCTTGAAAAATTTTGCTAAAAATGGTGATACTTTTTCATACGTCAGGCGGTGGCATGAAGATGTAATCGGGCGCAGGGCGCAAAACGTTTTTAGTGCTTTAATTTCTGATGGATCAGTTGAAAAAATAACAGGTTATCAGGGTGTTTATTATATCAGTGGTAAATTTTATTTATGTATGTATGATGAAAAGACTGGTAAACCTATCTATAATGAAAATGATCTTTTAGGCTATACATTTGCTTTATCAGAAAATGAACACAATAAAAGCAATTCTTATCCTAAAGTAACACTTATTATGTTTGATGAATTTCTAACAAAATCACTATATTTACAAGATGAGTTTGTTTTATTTATGAATACTGTTTCAACAATCGTCAGACGTAGAACAGATGTAAAAATTTATATGTTAGGTAACACCGTAAACCGTTATTGTCCATATTTTAATGAAATGGGTTTGGATCATATTAAGAAAATGAAACAAGGCGATATAGATATTTATACGTACGGTGATAGCAGTTTAAAAGTCGCAGTAGAATATTGTACCTCACTGAAAAAGAATAAAGAAAACAACTATTATTTTGCGTTTAATAACCCTAAGTTAAATATGATAACAAGCGGATCGTGGGAACTTGACATATATCCACACCTACCACATAAATATAAAAATAAACAAATTATGTTTACCTTTTTCATTGACTTTAACGATATGTTATTTCAATGTGAAATTATAGACTTAGACAATGAAATGTTTATCTTTATTCATGATAAAACAACACCGTTAAAAGATACTGAAAACGATCTTATTTACTCGCTAGACTATAACCCAAAATTGAATTATAATAGGAACATATTAAAACCACAAAATACTATCCAGAAAAAAATAGCATGGTTTTTTAATACGGATCGGGTATTTTTTCAAGATAATAAAACAGGTGATACGATCCACAACTATTTGAAATTATGTAAAGGGGCGGTTTAATGAGTGCAGATGAAATTACACAATTAGTTAGTAATCTAGGGTTTCCAATCGTGGTGACAGGGGTCTTATTTTGGTTAATGTATAAAAATTCTTTGATGTATGACAATACGATCGAGAAAATGCGTGAAACGATTGAAGAAAACACAAAAATAATTCAAGAAGTATTAAACCATTTAAAAGAGGGTGATAAATAATGTTTGATTATAGAGATAAAAATAAAAACTTATTAAACTTTAAACGGTTAATGTTTGACAAGTCTTTATCTATGTTCCAATATGAAAATTTACCTACTTCTTTGCCACAATTAGAATTAGAAAAGATTTTACAACAAAATGGTTATGCGTTTGTAACCAAGAAATATAATAACGAACTTTATGCTTTTAAGGGTACATTATCAGGACAAGAAAAAGATCCTTACGGTAGACCTACAATCTTTACGATCACCGAGCCTATGTTCAATGGATCGTTTGAAATTGATAAAGACGGTATTTTAATTACTAATGATGATATGATGTTAGGGTTAACATTCTTATATGAAAAATACGGTACAATGTTAAATGAAACTGATATAACTATTGTTATGGCAAATTTTAATGAACGTATGCAAAAGATGTTAAGCGCCAATGATGATAATACAATCGCAAGTGCAAAAGATTATATTAAAGGTATTATCGACGGTGACATTGATGTTATTGCAAGTTCAAAATTGTTTGATAGTTTTCAAGTTGACGGATCAAAACAAGGATCAGATACTAAAATCAGTGATCTAGTAGAATTACAACAATACATTAAAGCTAATTTATACAATGAAATTGGATTAAATGCTAACTACAACATGAAACGTGAACGTTTAACTAGCGGTGAAGTTGATATGAATACCGACAATTTACGTCCTCTAGTGGACAATATGTTACGTTCTCGCAAGATTGCCTTAATGGAATTAAACGAGCTTTACAGTCTTAATTTAAGCGTTGACTTCAGTTCAATCTGGCAACTAAAGCATGATGAGATTAATGCTAAAGATCCTGATGATCCTAA